AGGTGGCCCAGGTACTGATGCAGGAACTCCTACTTTCCAGGGTTATCCTGGAGGAACAGGATCTCCAACAGGAGGTGCCGGTGGAGGTGGTGCTGGTGGTGCTGGAGTAGCATATGCACCACCGGCAACGTATGCCAATAATGCAGGTGTTGGTACAGAATATAATATAACTGGTATATCTTCATTTTATGCTGCAGGTGGATCTGGTGGTGGTGTAAGTGGTACTGCTGGTTTGACACCTAGACAATCTGGTATTGGTGGCAAAGGTCAGAGAATTCACACAGGTCCAGGATCCGCACCAACTGCTGATTTGGACGCACTTTCTAACACCGGGTCTGGTGGTGGTGGATGTGATAAGAGAAATACTAGTTTCACTAGAGCTGGTAATGGATCTTCAGGTATTGTAGTAGTCAGGTATAGAATTTAACCACTTTAAGAACTGTACACTCAAGACCCCGCAGGCAACTGTGGGGTTTTATAATAGGTACATACAAGACACAGGGGGCATGACCACCACACACAAACTCGTCTTCATTGTATCCTTTCTATGGATGATGCAGTGGGGAACCCGTGTAACTTCGCTTGCTATCAATGCATTGTATTGAAATCATCCCTGAGACCTCCATAAGCGCCTGTACCGGTGCTTTAGAATGGTTCCTTATGGAATACCTGTCTGACCACGGATTAGACCTTACAGTTGAGCACAAAGACCTTTCAAATGAGGGTGTAACTGGATGGTGTCTTAAAACAGGAGAAGGTGAGTTTACTATTCAAATCCATCAGGATCTCACTGGTGATGAGTACACTAAAACACTGTTACATGAGTTGTATCATGTGTATCAACATCTCAACGGTATGCCTCAGTGTGAGATGTGTGCATACATGAGTGAAGACCAGAACCTTGACAAATTAGTCAATCACTAATAGACTAGGTTTGTCGCCTTTGAAGATCAAGTTCTAGATTATTAAATCAATGAAGACCAAATTCGTCACTGTAAAACCAAAAACATCTAAAGCAAAGAATCGTTTTGCTAATTTGATGGATGATCTACATTCGTGTAGAGTAGAACAAGAAGACCAGGAGAAGATGTTCCTTGCTTCAATCTCTGGAAGGTACTTCTTCTGGATGTCCAAAGAAAATGATCAAAACTGGGAGATTATCAAATGACCATTTCATACAACAAAACCTGGGAAGTGATGAACAACCTAGAAGAATCATTCAATCGTATCACAACAATTGAATGTATGATTGAGGACTTGGTTGAAGCAGTTGATACTGAAGATTCAATAGCGATTGTTAACATTAGTCATGCACTCAATGCTTATATGCCTGTCTATTGTGCTCAGTATCAAAAAGCATCTCAACGTGCTTGGAATAATACTGTAGGAGAGGTCTACAAGGTAGATAATCCCTATCGTATTACAGAGTATGAAGCACCATCTGAAGCAATGCTTAAATATGATGAAAGCACCACAAATCCATTGTATAATGGAGTGGACTTAGATCTTTCTTAAATCCTATGACTCTTCCTACAAATCAACCAATCAAAGAGGAAGAGGTTATTTCTATCCGCAAAGCAGTTCAGGATGTAGACATTCGTGCTATACATCCTGATAAACTTGAAACCTTTGCTGCTGACCTCGTAAACAAACTGAAAAATGAGCATCAACCGAAAACTTGAAGAAATCGAACCATGTGATTTTGATGACTTCCTCAAAGAATGTGAAGAAAAAGCAAAAGAACTTGGAGTCAACCTTGATTATTACCTAGAAGAGTTTGTTTAATCAGTATGACTGACGAGGAAGTTTTGCTTATTGCTATCATGCAGGTGGACAATTTAGTCAATCTATTGGAGGATAATCCATACAAAAACTATCTTTATACTCATTTGTCACCAATCAAATATGAGTTGGATAGGCAGTTGACTAATTTAGTCACTACTGTTAAAATGGAAACACAAACCAAGAAGGAGTAATGAAGTACTATTACAGTGTAGAACATTTTGTTCCATTTCCTCAATCAGAATACGGAGGTCTGTGGAATGTCATTGCTGAAAGTGATGAGCAATGCTTTGATATTATCGTTTCCGAAGACGAAGATTTAAACATTGGATGCTATGGTAAATTGAGAGAAAATATCTCAAGAGCATCTAAATATTCTTTATTAGACGAAGTAACGTCTAAATTAGTCACGAACTTCATTACTTAAACAAATGACTGTCGAAAAAGACCCAAACGATAAGTATTCTAAATTCAAAGTTGATCTCCACTGCAATGAGGAACATTCAGAAAATGAATGGGACTCTGAGCATGATGGTAAGATTGCTGACTGGCATAATAGACATCAAGACAAAGAACTAGACAAGTTCTGTGATGATCACCCAGGTTCTCCAATGTGTAAAGTGTTTGACGTATGAACGAATATCAATCTAGAGCCCTTGATCTTATGATTGAGAGCATTCTTAAACCTGATAGCAAACTTCGTGGGTGTGCTTTTAATCAGTTCTGTGAAAAAGAATTGATGGGTTGGAGAGAACTCATGCTCGATACACTATATCATTATAAGAAAACCGGTGAAGTACCTACTCAAGTTCCAACAATCAAAGAAAAAAGCATCCCATTTCTCTCAACAGGAAGCGATCTTTTATAATCTTGAAGATGCTATGTGGTATGAACAGTTAGTTCTATCACAAGGAGCAAAAAACACACAAATCCGACCTCTTTAATCATGGAATTCCCTCACAAAGCACCAAAGGGTTTTGAATACTGGACAGAAGACTTTACTAAAACAACTGTCCGAATATGGATTCGTAATCTAGGTTCATTTGTTTATACTGGTGGAAAGTATCCATCTAGTGTATGGGGATTCTATAATCGTCGGACAAAGAAATATCATGCTCCTATTAACTTCAAAAGACGTGGTGATGTAGTAAATATTGATGATACTACGCCTTACTCTGCAATGCAGTTGAATTTAACTCCATTAGAAAGAGCATTTCTATGAAAGAACTAGACCCATCTCTAATAACAATAGATACTCCATCAAAACTATTTGCATACGAGAAAATGTCGAGAGACATTGATAACTGTGATGATATTGAAGTCCTAAAAGAAGCACTACGTTGTTATGTCAAACTCTACCTCAAGCAGCAAGAAGTCCTCAAACTCATTGGAGTCCCAGAGTCAGACTGAATATATTCCAAAGATTAATGATTATGTTATTTGGACACGATCAACAGGATTCATTGATCAGGGGTGGGTATATTTTGTAGATGAGGACTATTTTACCATTGAGGTTGGTGTAAAACAGAAACCACATTGCGAATATTCAAGAAATACTTTACACTGTAATGAACATACTCTTGTATTATGTCATAACATTTATTGGAATCAAGTCCAATACATACGTTCAAGAAAATCAATTTATGAAGACTAATGATTAAAACATTATTTGCTGCACTTGCTGCTGCTGCGATGGTTATTCCTGCACAAGCAGAACCAATTAAAGAAAGTGAATATAAGACTATGCATTCTATGGGATGTATGCTCCTTGGTGAGTGTACTGATGATGTAGTGAAAGTAACCTCCATGCTTGACATCTCATCGCAGTATGATAACACTGAAGAATTTACTGGTGTGACTGGTGAGTTTCATAATATGATTCACTCACTCAATCAGGTTGGAGTGAATGTATTCCTTGCTGATGAGAAGTATTTCCCAGCAGGTCATCGTGGTGTATACCATACTGTATCCAATAACTTCTTTCTGAACAAGAACTTCATGGGTAGTCCTTCTACTCTTATGATGGTAATGCGTCACGAAGGATGGCATGCAGCACAGGATTGTATGGCAGGAACGATTGATAATAGTTTGATTGCTATTATTGAACCAGAGGATGAAGTTCCTATGATCTGGCGTGTAATGGCAGAACGAACTTATCCAGCAAATGCTGTACCATGGGAAGCAGAAGCACAGTGGGCAGGTAGAACAGAGAACATGACTATGAATGCTCTTGCTGCTTGTGCTGGTGGTAATATGTGGGAAGTATATGAACCAACACCACTGACACGTAAGTATTTGATAGAGTTTGGATATATTAAAGACTAAAATATCCATGTGGAGGGTATGGGCGAAGGCACTTGGACAAAAAGATGGTAGAGATGTAAAAGAAGCGGATAAAATTGCCATTATCCGCACTTTTATCATGGTTCAGTTGATTATAACTAACTTCTTTATCATTGCTGGTAACACTAAAAACTTGTGGTTTGGACACAAAGACACAAAATGTAGCGTAATGAGCATAAATAAGGACACTGTGCCACCTAACAAAGTGGTGTAGTTCTATTGACTTCTGTAGGGAAATATCTTACTATATTAAAGTAGTTCAGGAGTTCGCCAATGCCTTTCGCTTTCGTTCCGCAAAAAACTAAATATCGTGTGACGCTAGAGTTGGATGTGATGGATGACTTCAATCCACACAATATCAATTGGGAAAAGTGTCTAGACATCCAAGGTGGTGAAAAGGTGACTCCATATATTGAAGATCTCAATGCTCCTGACGTTTGGTGATATTAGTCATCGGGAGACTAAATATAATATATTAGTCTCTCAATCATGGCATATTATCTTACTAAACCAAGCATAATTGAACCTGCTAAAACTGTGTATTATCACGGTGGAAATCGTTGGACTGATGAATCAGTTGGTAAAGTAACTTATTCATCAAGAGCAAAAGCAAATGCTGCTATTGCTAATCCAGATGGTAAAAATGGTGGATTCACTAATGTAACTGTGGTGCAGGGTTGATGAAAACTTTTCAAGAATTCATGAACGAAGTGTATGACCCTGAGATTCAGGGTCGTTCACAAATAAGAAAGACAGGTGAAGGCGGTAGATTATATCCTTCCAAGAAGAAATCTGATCCTGAGAGACGCAGGATGAAAGCAACTGGTGGCGGTAAGCAAGAACCAGTACAATATAAAGACAGAAAAGATATTGGTACTGCTAAACCAAAATCACAAACACAGCAACAACCAACAAAAGAAAGAGGTAGTGCTGAAGTTAAACAATCCTATGCTGATAAAGTAAAAGCAGAAAGGAGGAAAGCAGCACAAGCAAGAGCAGCAGCAAAACAATCTGGTGGAACTACAACAACAGATAAACCTAAATCTAAAGAAACTGAAAAAGCAGGAACTAAACTACTAAGTACAAAGAAACCTGAGAAACCTGTATCACCTGATTATAAACCAGCAAAGGCATCTGGTATGACTCGTGCTGAGAGAATGAAGCAGCAACGTAGAGGTGAAACTATGTTGCGTGGTATCTTCAAGGATCAAGAGACTGCTAAGTATAAGAAAGAAACAGGTCAAAATCCTGATGCTAAAGGTAGAACCAAGATTATGGGTAGAGTTCACAAGAGAATGAAATGAAGACATTCCAAGAGTTTTTTAGCGAAGCAATTGAACAACAAACACAGACAAGTTACGGCAGTGGTTCTACACCACAGTCAGGAACTCAAGGTGGTTCAACTAAACCTTTTAGAGAAAGACCTAGACTTGGTTTAAGTTTAGGTTCTAACGATAATAAAAAGAAAGGTAGAAAGGCAACGCCTAAAGAGAAGCAAAACATTGCTAAGAATGCTGGGCAAGAGGTAAAGAATGCTGGACAAAACACAGCAGGTTCTACACAATCAAGAAAACCTCAACCATATCGAAGTTCAAAACCTGCTGATAAATCATCCTCTAAGGGTGGTGCAATCGCAAAGGTAAGTAAACCTCAACCTGCTGCTAAAAAACCTGCTACAGCGTCTTTTAGACCACAATTAGGTACAGCACAAAGACCTGATCTTATGAAAGGTAAGAAAGCATCCCCACAGTTAGGTTCATCTCCAGAACGTAAGAGTTTGAGTAGTTCACCTGTAAGAACTGCACTCAATGCTGCACCTCAACGCAAGGCACTTCCTGGTAGTTAAAGTTAGTAACCTCTAAAGTTCTTCTGTAGTGTAGTTCACCAGTCATTTATGACTAACACCCAGCGTCCTCAAGTTATTATGGAACGTGAGGATTATGCTGCAACATTTGAACTCTTGTTTGAAGATTTCAAATCACGTCATAAGATTCATCAATATGAGATGAATATCTTAATGAAAGACATCTCTCTTGTCTTAAATGCTATCACCGATAAAGCATTTTACACAATAACTGATCGATGATAGAATGACTCCTTCGGGAGTCTTTTTTTTTTTAATCATAGACTACCATCTTTGATTCAATTATTGTTAGTAACCTCCAAACTTCCTCTATAGTGTAAGACACACAACAACATGAACAACTCTTCACAAGTGCTCCGCGAACTTCAGGAACTGCGTAAGGTATGGCGCACACAAAACTTCTCTTACACCAAAGAACAGCAGTCACGTTACACTGAACTGACTGAACTTCGTCGTGCGTTTGTAACATATTGGAAGGAGAATAAACTCGTTTGGGTTGGTCCTTCTAACGTAGGCAAAGCATCAACTGAAGCACCTGCTGTTTGATTAAAATGTATTACGATTGTTCTGGTGCATGGATTGACTCACGCGGTCGCCGTCACAACTTCAACATAGAATCTGACCGTTCTGAACGTTCTTTCATTGAGGATTTGGTAGAATCAATGTATCCTGCCGAAAAGGTTATTATTAACTCTGTACGTCCAGTCTGTGACTAATAAAGTTAGTAACCTCTAAAACTCCTTTATAGTATGAGCACTTCTGATCTTATGACTTTTGATTTTGAAACAGAGTATCACTGGGGTGCTCTTATGGTAAAACTTGTTCCTATGTTTTGCATGGATGTTTACAAAGCATCCGATGATGAGTTAGTATGGGTCTTTGATGTGAACAACCCTAAGAATGGGTATCATGTCCCTGCTCGCAATCTTTCTACCTATTCTTATTGATTATGTCTGACAATCGTCCTACACTTGCAGAAGGATTTGCAAATGCCAAACAATATGAGGGTAAGAAAGTAGTTGATGTTTTGGATAACATCAGTAAACGCAATAAAGGTTCTGTTGGCACAGAATTTGAGAAGAAAATTGGCATTCCAAACTCTTCCAAACGGTGTGATTATAGAGATAATGGTGATTGTAAGACTCTAAAGTTCTTGAAAAACTATCCTGCTGAATGTTGTGATATTATCATGCTTCAAGAGATTCTTCATGAGGCAATGAATAATGTCTCATTCTATGATAGTGCCGTTTATGAGAAGATTCAACAAGTTCACTTTGCACCTATCAACAAGGATGGTGAGATTGATGAATGGACATTTGGTGAGAACTTTGTAATCTCTAAAGATACTCATTCTGCTCTTTACAATCAGATGGAAAAGGATTATAATCATATCACTGAACGTATCCGCACTCTAGTTAATTCTGGTCAACATATTAGTGCCAGTGCTGTAAATCAACGTTCATCAGTTAAAATCCTTGAGATTCGCCCTAAAGGTGCTGGTGGTGGTGCAAGCAGAAACACTTGGAATGGTGTTGTTATCACCAAACCAGATGCACAATCTGCTTATTCTTATTACTTTAAGCAATCTGGTGTCAAGTACATTTTCAAAAACAAATGATTACCGACCTTAAGCGAAAAACAATTAGACAGCACCTTATAATGTGTGCTTCTATGGGAATTTGTCGTAATGTTTCCACACCTAAAGAGTGGGCACAATTAATGGGATGGAAAGGACATGCTAACTTTGCAGCACTAAATGTTGCAAAGGCAGGCAGAGATCTCAACAAAGAGATGGGATATGATTACATTTATGAACATTTTCCACTCTGGTCTAACAACAAAAAGTATAGACCTGTTGACAACTAATTGAAAATAGTTTATACTAAATGAATCGGTCCAAATCAGAGGATGACCTTAATCTCTACTCTTATTTTCCTCCATTTACGGTTAAAATGAAAAACTACTTAGAAGATCCACGTCTCCTGACACTTCAGGAAATTATTGACGACCCAAAAAATAAAATTAACACAGTCAAATTTTTGAAGGGAGCAGCACATAAAGACGATATCTATGTGCATTCAATTGATGACACTAAAGTCAAAAAGAAAATATACTTTGCATTTATTCGTGCAAGTAAACTAAGAGTTAGTAGAGACTATCAACGCTACATTTGTCTCAATACGCTTAAAAAAGCAAGGCAATTCGATTACCTTTTATGCCAGACTCTTGTTGTTGCATTACGTCCAGATGGAACTTATGTCATTATTGATGGGCAACATAAAGCAATTATGTCATTGCTTTCGGGTGAGGATTTAGACCTTCCCTGCCAGGTAATTGTTCATGATCCTAACAGCACTTTACAGCAGTGTATTGAAGAAGAAGCAAAACTTTTTGAGAAATATAATACTTCTCGTAAAAACACTAGCAGACTTGATGCAGTTCGAGCAGGACTTTCTTGGGGTGATGAAGATTCAAAAGCATTTGAGGAGAACTGGATTGCTATTGGTATTCAATCTGAAGGGATTGGATATGATGAGGGTGTAGAAGTTACCGGTTGGGCAAAGGCAAACGAATCTATTGGTAAATGGAAGATTGTCCCGACTAAAAAGGCGGTTGATTTCTTAAAACCAGTGTACCAAAAGTGGAATCTCGATAGTATTGACGGAAGTATGATTGGTGGTCTTGCTGCAATTCATACTCTACTTGATACTGTTGGTGAAGGAAAGAAAGGAGTAGGACTTAAATGGTATCTTTCTAACAATTTTTCTGCTATTTCAAGATCAATCTGGACAAAAAACACTAGAGGTGCATCTGATATTTTGATTGCACGAAAAATTGTTGACGACTATAATCGTGATGTTGATAAAAACAATATCAAATGTAAGGCACCTGCAAAAATTGGTGAAGATTTGCTGAAAGGAGTAGGACTTGCAGACCCAACTAAATTGAACTGATTATGACATCAAACGCACTTCAAGTTTTAACAGCAACTACAGGTAATCGTAAAGATACGTGGAACACTCCTGTGGAGTTTGTTGGAGACGTTGTTAAGTTCTTTGGTGGGCAGATTGATACTGACCCATGCTGTAATGATGTAAACAATCCAAACGTACCTGCCAAGGTTCTTTATACTGAAGAGACAAACGGTTTAGCACATCCATGGTGTGGTAAAGTTTTTATGAATCACCCTTATTCTGATTCTAAAACTTGGATTCCCTATGCTGCTGCCCAGTATGAAAATGGAAATGCAAAAGAAATGGTTCTTCTCATTAAGTTGGACGTTTCTACCAAGTGGTGGAGATCTATTGAAAAATATCCATGGATTGCTGTTAATAGACGTTTGCAATTTGGTGCTGCCAAGAGTGCTGCACCTTTTCAGTCTGCTATCATTTATCTTGGAAAAGACCTAGAACACTTTAATAATGTGTTTAGTAAGTATGGAACTTTATATACTCCATATTCAGGATTTTGTCGGTAGATTGTTAGTAACCTCTAAAACTCCCTTATAATACAGCAACGAACTTGATGACCGTAAGTCTTCGCCCCCACCAGCAAGATGCACTTAATGCACTACAAACCAATTCTATTGGTCAATGTATCTTTCCCACTGGTGGTGGTAAGACATTGGTCGCAATTATGGACGCGGTAAAGAGATTTGAAGTCTCTAGTCCTCGCACTATTGTTGTTGTTTGTCCTCGTATTTTGTTGGTTGAGCAACTCTCCAATGATTTTCTTGAGCAGGTAACTAATGCTAACGTCCTCCATGTTCATAGTGGTGAGACTAAGCATTTCAGAACTACAAAGACTGATCGTATCAAACTGTTTGTTGATATGTGTCAGACAGTGCGTGAGCATGTTATCATCTTCACCACATATCACTCTCTGCATCGTATTGTAGACGCAGACATTGATGTTGATACGATTTACTTTGACGAAGCACATAATAGTGTTCAACGTAACTTTCATGAGTCTGTAAAGTATTTTTCTCGTCGTGCTGATCGTTGCTACTATTTCACAGCAACACGCAAGACCTCGGTGACTATCAAGAAACCAGGAATGAATGATAGAGAAGTCTATGGGGACATCATTGCTAAAGTTTCTGCACCTAATCTTGTGCAAGGTGGGTATATTTTGCCACCTAAAGTCAAGGTGATTCAGATGGGCAAGCACGACAAAAAGAGTCTGACTCCACACATTGAGAGCAACAATGTGATAGAAACTATTGATCAAATCAGTATCAAGAAGATTCTTGTTTGCGTCAAGACTAGCAGACAACTTATCAATCTGTTTCAGACAGATTTTGCTGATGACCTCAAAGAGCGTGGATACTCTTACCTCTATATCACATCCAAGACTGGTGCGATTGTTGATGGTAAGAAAGTATCTCGTGAGAAATTCTTTGAAGTTCTTAATGCTTGGGGCAAAGATACTAACAAGAAGTTTGTTGTACTTCATCGCTCTATTCTGTCTGAAGGTATCAACGTCAGTGAGTTGGAAGCAGTCATTTTCCTACGCAACATGGATGTGATTGAGATGACTCAGACTGTGGGTCGTGTGATACGTTGTGGAAGCGATTCTAAGACCTTTGGAATGCTCTGTGTGCCTGTTTACAGCAATGTGGGTATATCCACCGAGAAAGCATTGCAAAGGGTTGTAGACATCGTTTTTGAAAAGGGTGAAGTTCTTGATAGTGTGGTGCGCCGATGAAGATAACATATACCAAGACAAGTGTGCTTGATGCTAAACCATATGAGGAGGGATTCATCGTTGGAAAACATGATGACCCTATGATGTATGCTGCTGTGCCTATTGCTGGCAGCACAACTAAACTCGCTATTGTTCATCAAGCAAATGTTCTCAAAGTGTGTAGAAACAGACAATCAGCAATCACCTTTATAGATAAACACAAGAAACGGAGAAAGAAATGAAAAAATGTAGAACACTGCGTGAACTTGATACTCATGTAAAGGCACTAATCCGTAAGCACGGTGATACTGGACCTTGTGCTGCATGGGTGATAACGAACGATGATTTGTTGACTGAAGATGATGATAGCGAGAAAGAGGTAGTTCTTGCTGCTAATGAAGCAAAGATGGTACTAGCAGAGATTAACTCTAGTGACCATGATTATATCGTTGATGAGATCTTAACAGTTGTTGATAATGAGTTGTCAACGAGAGGATTCTAAGGTATTATTGTTAGTAACCTCTAAAGTTCCCCTGTAGTATGAATAACACTACAAACAACCCTTACGTGAACACCCTGATTGAAATGGGTTATGATAAACAGGACGTACAGGTTGCGTCTACAATGTTTCAAAAGAAAACTTTTCCATGTGTGATTCATGGTCGCACATTTGAGACTGAAGAACAGTATTATGCTGAACTGCATGAATATATGAACGGAATGTGATTCAATTATTATTAGTAACCTCTAAACTTCCACTATAGTATGCCTAACACTCACCTAGAACACGCAGAAGACACCATCTTAACTGGTGATCTTTCTATCTTTGATGCACTCTACAGCAATGCGTTTCACATTAGTTTGAAGATGGATGGTGCTCCTGCTGTTGTATGGGGAACTAATCCTGCTAATGGTAAGTTTTTTGTTTGTACTAAAGCAGCATTCAACAAGAAAAAGATTCGACTATGTTATACAACAGAGGACATCTTTACACACTTTGGACATCAAGATGATGTAGCAGATATATTGTATCTTATGTTGAAATATATGCCTCGTGTTGATGGTGTATATCAGGGTGACTTCCTTGGGTTTGGTAGAACAGAAGTATTTTCAAATAACACACTAACATATATCTTCGGAGAGAAGATCTATCAGAAACTTGTCATCGCACCACATACAAAGTATTACATTGATGGTGAACTATATGATGCTGCACCGCTTCCAATTCGTACAAACTTCGATGATACTCCACATGTTAAGTTTGTGATGCCAATTGTTGATCGTATAGCATCACAGATTGAACCGCCTATCATCAACACAGACACAGTAAAGTTTCTATCACCTAAGCAAGCAAATCGTGCGAAGCAAGCAATCAATCAGTTGATCAAGTCTGGTGTTGAGTTAGATGATGGAGTTCTCACAACTATCCTACGTTGTCCACATCTCACAAATTTATATCAGTGGGTGATTGAACTGAAAGAGGACGTGATTGATAGTATGATTGTATACTCTGACTTTGATACATTTCTTCCTGATGGTACACAAACTGTAGGAGAGGGTTTTGTATATTGGAGTGAGGAAGGTGCAATCAAGTTGGTGAACCGTACTGTCTTCAGTTATGTAAACTTCACAGAGGGCAAGTTCAATAGGTAATAAAGTTAGTAACCTCTAAAGATCCTCTATAGTGTAAGCACTTCTCAAACCACATGCAACTCTCAAACTCTGTCTGTATCGTCGATTTCTTTCCTGAGGCATTCATCGCTGAAGCAGATGAAGTTAAAGGCATAAAAGTTGTGGTCAAACGATTCATCAAGCGCGTACACTTCATCGACGCTAACAAAGGTTCTTACAGTGTAATCAGTGCTATTAACTTCAAGCATGAGGTTGCTGAACGTATTGCTGGAGGTGCTGAGGTAACTAACTACAACACCGACAAGATGCCACGCTCTGAGTATGCTCCCATGGCATGTGTGGGGTGACTTATGTCACTGATCAAAACCTATCTTCACAATCTTCAAATGAACAATCAACTCGAAATGCTATCACAAAGAGAACAACTAATGGAGGACATTGATGCTATTATAACATCACAATATTTGAATGATAAAATTGATGAAGATGATATGGAAGATTTAATTCGTATGCTATGTGATGCTGTCTGCAAAAACTTCCCCACTAAGTAACATCATGCTCAAAGGACAAGTTCTCAAAGTCGTCGGTCAAACTGCAACTGGCGTTGACCACAACCTAACACGAATACAGAAATTTGAAGTATTTTGTCAGGTATGTGATGGATTACTTAAGGATGGAAGAATCAGTGTTGCCAAACATCGGGCATGGACAAATATATTTTAATTATTGTTAGTAACCTCTAAAGTTCCCCTATTGTAT